TGACACCAGGGCATCGAATGCCACGCCATCCGATTCTCGGGTGGCTTTCTTTCCGCTGTGGTCCTGCCAGCGGCGAACGATGGTGTCGACGTACTTCGGATCCAATTCCATCAAGCGTGCGCACCGGCCTGACTTCTCGGCGGCGATCATGGTCGTGCCCGACCCGGCGAAGCAGTCGAGCACCGTATCGCCCGGCCGGCTGGAATTGCGGATAGCCCGTTCCACGAGTTCCACGGGCTTCATCGTCGGATGGAGATCGTTCTTGACCGGCTTCTTGATCTGCCACACGTCGCCCTGGTCACGATCGCCGCACCAGTGGCGCTTGCTGCCCTCTCGCCAACCGTAGAGCATCGGCTCGTACTGGCGCTGGTAATCGGCGCGCCCCATCGTGAAGGTGTTCTTGGCCCAGATGATGAACGTCGACCAGTGGCCGCCGGCGGCGCGGAAGGCCGACTGGAGTACGTCGAGTTCGCTGGACGACATCGCGATGTAGACCGCGCCATCACAGCGCGCGAGCGCCGGGGTGAGTGCCGCCACCAGGAAGTCGTAGAACCCGTCGCCCAGGTTGTCGTTCAGGATGGGCCGGTCCTTGCCGCGCAGTTTGTCTTTGGCGCTGTTGGCGTAGTCGACATTGTATGGCGGGTCTTGCCAAAGCATCGACACGTGATCGGTGCCGAGCAGTCGATCGTAGCTCTCGGTCACCGTGGCGTCCCCGCACAGCACTCGGTGCTTGCCGCAGATCCACACATCGCCCAACCGCGACACCGGCGTCTCCGGGACCTCGGGCACGGCGTCGTCGTCGGTGTTGCCTTCGGTGCTGGTTTCCTCGCCGGCCATGATCTCCAGCAACTCGTCGGCATCGAAGCCGGTCAGCGCCAGATCAAAGTCGTTGCTCTGGAGATCCGCCAACTCGACGCGCAGCATCGCGTCGTCCCAGCCAGCGTTCTCGGCAATGCGGTTGTCCGCGATCACCAAGGCTCGACGCTGGGTCGGCGTCAGATGGTCCAGTACCACCACTGGCACCACCGCCAGACCCAGCTTCTGGGCAGCTGCCAGGCGGCCATGCCCGGCGACGATCACGCCATCGCTGCCGGACAGGATCGGATTGGTGAAGCCAAACTCGGCGATTGACGCGGCGATCTGCGCCACCTGTTGATCACTGTGCGTCCGGGCATTTCTGGCGTAGGGCAGCAGCTTGGCCGTCGGCCACTGCTCGATCTTGTCGGCCAGCCACGAAACGTTCATGCCGCCTCCGGTTCTCGAACCAGCCTGGCCGCAACCACTTGGTCGAAAGACTCGCCCGTTGCAACCAGGGTCACCGGCACGTCAGGGAAGTTCTGCTGAAAGCGCTTGATCGCCACATCGACGTACTCTGGGGCGATCTCGACCGAGCGGGCAATCCGGCCGGTACGTTGCGCCGCAAGCATCGTCGTGCCCGAGCCGCCGAAGGGTTCGAAGACGATCTCTCCGGGATCCGTGAAGGCTTCGAGGATGAACTCCGGCAGGGCCACCGGGAACACGGCCGGGTGGTCGAGTCCTTCTCCGATCGATCCGCGCTGGCGGGTGCAGGTCACGACCGAGTCCGGAATGCGAAAGTCTTGCGTCACCTTGCCCGCATGATTCCACCCGGTGCGCTCGCCTTCCCGGGTACGCAGTCCACCGCTGCTGCTGCCATCGGCCTGCAGATGCTTGTCCTGACCAGCGAACTTGCAGGGCACCGTCTTGTTCGGCTTGCGCGCCTCGCGGTTGAAGTGGAAGAGGAACTCGTGCCGCGGCGCGAGGCGTCCGGCCCAGTCGCCTGGAACGGTCACGCCCTGGTCCCAGACGTACCAGCCGAAGAAGCGCCAGCCCTGCCTTGGCATCCAGGTGAGCCAGTCATCCCAGTAACGCACCACGGTGCCTTCGCGATGCACGAGCCCCAGGTTCACCAGCATCTGTGCCGCGCTGGCCATCACGGTCATCGCGACGGCGAAGACGCCCTGCATCAGGCGGTCCCAGTCGGCGATACCGCCCGTCGTGTAGGCGCGCTGGTTGGCGTAGGGCGGGCTGGTGAACAGCAGGTTGGCCTGCTCGCCAACCATCAGCGTGCTGACCACGGCTGCGTCGCCCGCATCGCCGCAGATCAGCCGGTGCTGTCCTAATGCCCAGACATCGCCAGTGCGAGACACCGGGTTCGCCGGCGTCTCGGGAACGTCGTCGGCCGCATCGGATTCGCCGTCGGTCGGCTCCGGGCCGCCGTTGCTGGAGGCTTCGTCGTCACCCAGCAGGCGCGAAATCTCCTCCTCGTCGAACCCGGTCAACGACAGATCGAAGTCGGCCAGCTTCAGGTCTTCGAGTTCCAGAGCCAGCAGTGTCTCATCCCACTGCGCCCAGGAAGCGGACCGGTTGGCCAGTAGGCGAAAGGCCTTGATCTGCGCGTCCGTCAGTTCATCGGCCAGGACGACCGGCACCGTCGTCAGCCCAAGCTTGCGCGCCGCCTTGAGGCGCAGATGGCCATCGACCAGTTCGCCGGTGCTCTTGGCCACCACCGGAATCCGAAACCCGAACTCGCTGATGACCGAGGCCATCTGCTCCACGGCGTGGTCGTTCTTGCGCGGATTGCGGGCGTAGTCGATCAATCGCTCGATCGGCCACTGCTCCAGCGTCAATTCGGGTGCGGCCAAGTTTCACCTCGGACAAAAGGAAACGGCCCGGACGGATGAGGTCGCGGGCCGCGAGGGGCGCGGAAACAAAAAACCCGCCAGAGGGGCGGGTGGATGGGGGGTGATGCAGACTACCGGGGAGGGTGCCGGCTGCCGGGGTGCAAACTGCAAACCCTGCCAACCCTGCAAACCTCAATTCTCACTCTGACGCTAGAAAAACACCGATCGCGCGCCTCCCGTATGGCATAATTTGCCGGAAGGACCCATTTAAAATCAGTAAGTTACGCGCCTAAGAATTTTTCTTTACATCGCAATTGCATATCCTATTTAGGTATTTAGATTAGCCTGTTGAACACATCAGCATATTGTCGGGAAAGGCCTCGGAGCCGTCGTGTCGTTCCACTCGCCGAGTTTTCAAAGCTGTCTTCGCTCCCGCACCTTTCCCAACCGTAGTCGTCACTGTAGGCCAAAACGGCCCGAGATGCGACACCCCCTCCAAGCCGCGGAAGGCGCAGATGCCCGCAGGCTTACGCTGTAGCCCGCTCATGTGCGCCAAAACACTCGGACTTCCTCACGACACCATGACCCTCGCTGCGTTGAGGTGATCGGCAACGCTCTGGATCGCCCGTTGCCAGTGACGTTGCGCCGTCCGGGTGCAGCAGGCCGCGCGAAGCGCGATGTCCCGCCAACCGTAGCGCCTAGCACGCATCCAGACGACGTGGCGCTGCTCCACCTCCAGCCACTGCACCCAGCGCATCGTCTCCAGCATCCGCTCGATCGCCTGCGGACTTGGCGGCAATGGACGGTAGTCTGGCTCGTCGTCGGGATAGGCTTCCCAAGCGTCTCGGGCAAAGGCAGGCCAGACGCTGAAGTAGCCCTGCACCCTGACGCGTGGCAGGCGTCGTCCGGTGTCAGCGGCTTCGGCGAATCGTGCCGCCACGTCTTCGATAGACCACTCAGCCATGGCGGCGCCCTCCCAAACCGTACAGCCGTTCACCCAGTCGCCGGACGAACTCCCGTTCGACAAAGTCCAGTCGTTCGTCGGTGTCCGAGACGACCAGGATGCGTTGCTCGCGCCACCCAGTCTCCTTCACCGCTTCGAGGTCCGTGACGTTCGGCTGCAGCCGCTCCAGCGGGCAGCGATAGCGTTGCGGAGGGATCTTCATGCTGCGTCCTCCTGAGCCTTTGCCCACGCCAGCAAGGCCAGTGCGTCGGCCTCGTTGTCGTCCTGCGGAACAAACCCGCGTCTCACTGCGACGGCGATCATGGCGGCCTTGCCGGCGTTGCCTTTGCCGGTGGCGTGTTTCTTGATCGTCCCCACGGGCACACCCTGATACGGAATCTGGTGGTGCTCGCACCACGCGGTCAGGTGCGCCAGGAAGCCGCCGTAGGCGTGTGCCGCATCGACACCGGCGTGACGACGCACTTCCTCGAAGTACACCGCGTCGATGCTGTCAGCGCACTGCTTGACTTCGGTGAGCCAGCGCTTGAATCGCAGGTAGAGCATGCCGCCGCCCTCGAACCGACCTGGCTTGAACGATTCCGAGCCACTGGTGATGTGGCCGTCGCGGCTGGACAATGCCCAGCCGGTGGTCGTGCCCAGGTCGAGGGCAAGCATTGTGGTGTTCATGCCGATTTCCTCCGTAGTGCCTTCCCTGGGGCAATCACTCTGCTGTCCCGCACAGCCCTACCCGGTGCATGGTGAAGCGGGCAGCGGCGATTGAGGTAGGTCAGCTTCAGGCTGGTCGTAACCACGAACGCCTCACCACAGACCGGGCAGTGACTCTCCCAGGACAGGAGTTCTGAACGTTCGCCGTCAGCACGTAGGTAGGGCTGAACCTTCGTGAGCAGATAGCGCTGCCCTTCCATCATCAGCACCGTCCCGAGAGACGGCGCTACACAAAAGCAAATCGGTTTCTTCTTCATCACACGTCCTCCTCGACGCGAGCAAAAGGAATGAAATGACCAGGTTGGCAATGCCGCGTCAGCGGGCATTGCCAAGCTATCTGTAAAGATAGGGAGAATGTGTAGTAGTCATAAACTGACGTAACTCATTGTTTATAAGCCGGTTTGTAGCTTTGCAAGAGCTTTGCAGAACGGAGCTTTGCAGACGCCGTTTTCGCGTAACCGATTGATTCCAGGCGGTTTTGTCTTTTTGAGCTTTGCAACTTTGCAGCAAAGCTCCGAGCTTTGCAGACCTATTTACGCGATCGTCATGCGAGCTTTGCAGACGCACCATTGCCATTTGTCATGCTCCGGAATCCTCCTGGTAAACCCACGTATGCGGGTTCTCGACCGGCAAGCTCATTCCCGTCTGCGGGCAGGTGTAGTGGGTGGGCAAGACCAGAAGCTCCTCGACGAAGAGCTCACCGGTGTCCGGATCGGGTTCGCCGACGACCCGTTTCAGACGCATGTCTTCGACGCAGAGATAGCCCTGCCTGCTGCCCTTGCGCCGAGGCAATCCGTACGCATCGGGGTTGCGGAAGAACTTGACGTAGCCCTTCGTCGCGAGCACGGAGATACGCTCGATGATGGTGCGTGTGGCGCCCAAGCCGCCCTGGTTCTCGTAGACCTTGGCGAACTGCGAGGCCAGGTAACACCGCCCCTTGGCCGCCTCATCAAAGATCATCTGCAGGATCACGTCATGCTTGCGCCGGCGTTCGGCGTCCAGCTTGGCGCCGTACTCCTGCAGGACCAGCCGCTCGCCGGGCGTCACTTCCCGCCACTCGCCCTGGATCTTGTCGACGTGCTTGGTCGGGATCGCCGGTCCATTGCGCAGTTCGAAGAGCACCTGACGGGGGCTGCGGGTCTCGTCCGCGCGAAACAGCAGCATCCCCGTCGAGTAGTAGCCCCGCAGACTGCTCGCGCCGGAGAGCGCCTGGAACGGGTCTTCCTCGAACTGGCGCTTGCCGAGCTTCTTGGTGTGGTGCACCAGCACGATGCCGGCGTCGGGATTGACCGCATCGCGCAGTCGCTCGACGCGCTGCGACAGGAAGAAAAGCATGGCGGCGTTGTCGTTCTCACCGGCGCTGCCTTCGCCGCCGTCGAAGACGTTGCGGATCGGATCGATGGCGATGATGTCCGGCGCGTCCCGGCCGAAGGCCTGGGCGATGGCTGGAATGATCTGCGCGAGGCCAGCGTCGTCGAGGAGCAGGCGCAGTTGCGGGGTGGCCACGAAATTCACCCGTGCCTCGGCAATCCGGTGCGCCGGCAGCTTGATCGCCTTCACCCGTTCGCGCAGGTAGTGGTATTGGACCTCAGCCTGCAAGTAGAAGACGCGCAGCGGCCTCGGCGGCTCCAGCCCCAGGAACGTCGCACCGGCGGCCATGTGGGTGAGCCACGACAGCAGAAAATCGCTCTTGCCGACCTTCGGTGCGCCCCCGAAGACCAACATGCCCGCTGGCGTCAGTACGCGAGGGGCGATGAGGTCCGGCGGCAATGGCGAGTCATCATCGAGCAGCGCCCCCAGCGTGTAGGTCGGCAGCACCGGCGCCGCCGCCTTGATCACCCGCCGTTCGCCCTCTGCGATGAATGCGGCGGCATCGAAGCCTTCGACCGATGCGTCGGCCGCGTCCCATTTCTCGGGCTTGTCCGTCGGCGGCACGAGGATCGCCACCGACCGGCAGCCGGCAGCGACGCACGCTCTCGCCGCCGCTTCGGCGTAATCCCAGCCCGGTGCATCGCGATCGGGCCAGATCAAGACGGACTTGCCGGCGAGCGGCGTCCAGTCGGTCTTGTCCACCGGCGCTTTGGCGCCGTTCATCGCCGTCGTGGCGACGATGCCTTGGCGAATCAGGGTATCGGCACACTTCTCGCCCTCGACCAGCACGACCGCGTCGGTCTGCGCGACCGCCGGCAGGTTGTACAGTGGCCGCGGGTCGGGCGCCCGGCACATTCGCGCCCGCACATCCCAGGGACGGAACTCTTTGCGCCCCGGCGCCGGGTCGTACCGGTAGACGCAGGCGATCAGTTCGCCAGTGGGGCTCAGGTAGTCCCACTTGGCCGTGTATGGTCCGAGCTCGTCGAGGGGTGCCTCATGTCTCGCCAGCGCCGGATGGATCAGAGCCCGACCGAGCAGACCGGCGGCGGCCTCCATCACCGCGGGAAAGGCGGTACGGGTGTCCAGCCCGTAGTGAAGGGCGATGAGCTCGAACACGTCACCGCCTTCGCCGGTCGCGCGATCAGTCCACAGACCGGCTTTCTCGCCGGTGAGCACGATCTCCAGGCTGTCGCCTGGATTGCCGTCGATATCGCCGATTACGAAGGTCCGGCCACGGACCTTGCCGGCGGGAAACATCGCCATCAGCACCGCCGGCAGGCGTGCCAGCAGTTCGGCACGCAAGTCGTCACGTTGTGCCGCCAGATCGACCCGGTGGTCGGTGGGCGCGTCGTTGAAGTCAAGCATCGGCGACCTCCCGTGTCGTTTCCGGGACGCCGAGCACGGCTTTCCGGGTTCGGGACGCGCTCACCCAGTGCGCGTCCTCGCTGGCGAGGTAGCCCCCCTTGCGGGCGATCTCGCGAACGAAGTCCGAATGCAGGCCCACGAGATCCGTCCATCCCTCGAGATGGCTGCCGGTGACAAAGCGGCGTGCACTGGCCCGCAGGTAGGGCTCGCGATCGAGACAGTCGACGATCGCCAGCGCGATCACCGCCACCACGAGGTCGGCCTCGGGGCCCTGGACCGAGGCATGCCGGCGCAGCAGCTTCACGATGACCCGTGAACCCACCAGCGGTCTCGGTGGCGCCCAACGTTTCAGAGCGGTGCTCATCGTCCACCCCCTGCGCCGGCACAGCGCTCCTGCCAGCTGCAGAACCGGCACTCGAAGTGGCTCGGATCCACAAAGCCACGCGGCAGGAGTTCTCCCGCTTCGGTGGCCTGGATCACCCGCACCGCGCGATCCGACATGCGCTGCGCCAAGCCCCCGTCGAACGGCACGAGTTCGAACCACAGTTCCTGGGTATCCTTGTTGATCGCGGCGAACAGCGCCGGGTGGTCGGAAATGCCGGGAATCGACGACTCCATGTACGCCTGGTAGATCGCCATCTGGGCCGCGTAGACGGGCTTGCTGACTGCTACGCCGGACTTGACGCAGGACTTCCAGTTTTTGTCGTTCATCGTCTTGCACTCGAACAACATGGGGAAGGCAAGGCCGAGATCGGCGGGACCGTCACTGAAGATGCCGTCGACGTGCCCCCGGATTCGCCCACCGGCGACCGAGAAGCCAAACTGGCTACCGTCCTTCTTGCGGGTGTGGAGATCAAAGCCGGCCAGGCGCAGCCAACGGATGGCCAGATCCTCGAGGACATGCCCGACCTCGAAGATGCGCAGGGTCCGCCCCGAGAAACCCTTTCCAGGGTCGACCGGCGCGCCGGCGTACTCGAACTGCAGGGCGCGCTCGCAACTCACGCCGAGGCGAGAGGCCCCGAGATACTGGCGCGGGGTCTGATGGGCACGCTCGGCGTCGAGCGCCTGGTCGATCACCTGCGTGAAGCGCTCGTGGAGTCTGGGTTGATGATTGAAGTCGAGCATCACCGCCGCCCTCCCGACGAGGCGGGCTGACGGCTCAGCCTCGTCTCGAAGTACGCGCGCTCTTTCGCGGCCAGGCGTTCGTGTTCCTGGAGCATGTGCGCCTGATAGGCGTCGACCACGACCTCGACGAGGCGCAGGACTTCCGTTTTGGCGTAGTCGGCGAGCGGGCGCGCCATGCCGATGGAAGCCACATACTCGCCAAGCGGCGGCAGGCAGGACTTCATGGAGGC